AACTGAGCTGCCATAACCATGGAGCCAGCGGTTGCGGTACGGGTCTGATCTCCACCAGTGGAGCGCCATACGGCTGAGGTAGTTGCTAAAGTCATATAAATTGTCCTTCGTACAAAGATCCGCTCGTCAATTGTGTACGCATCTGCTGGGGCAGTTTGACAAGCTCATCACCCAGATGTGTAAATCTTACTACAACATAATGAAAAAGGGGAGTATTTCTCTCCCCTTTTTTGCTTCTTTAAGCTCCTTGAGAGCCAAACATTCCGAGTGGATCAGACCAGCCGAAAGAATAACGCTCACGAGCCTTGTAACGGACGTTACCAGTATCGAAATCGCCATCCATTCCAGTAGCCAAAGGCACACGGACGAAGTGCTTCATACCGTTAGGTACATCAGTGGTCAAGTACCAAGCGTTGCTATCGGTCAAGAAGTGGTTAATGGTATAACCCTCTGGGATAGAACCGTTGTTCTTGATTGCATTGATGTCGTTGTCATTCGTACCAACACGGAGTTCGGTTTCTAGCAAACGAGTTGCAACGAACTGTAGTGCGGGTGGAACAATCAACTTACGTGGCTTAGCAGCGATCAACAGCGAGCGCTCGTCAGTCCACAAGCTGATTTGAATAACGGCAGCTTCCAAGGAAGTTTCGTTAAGGTCAGCTGGGGTTACTGGGATGTTGCTGTTAGTACCGCCAGACACTAGTGGGTGATTGTTTGCAAATAATGCAACACCGTCACCGCCTGGATAACCAGAGTCAAAGCCGTTGTTTAATACAGAAGCAGCACGAACTTGCTTGGTATAAGCCATGGAACGAGCGAGAGCCTTGGTATAACGTGCAGACAAGCTGTCATACAAGTTATCTTCAATTGCTTCTTCGGTCAGAGAGAAGCCCTGAGCAATCGTTACGTGGTTATAGCGAGCTGTCCAAGCCTCTTGACCGTTGTCATAGGCAATCGGTGCACCCTCGTTCTTGACGGGAGCGGCACTGAAACCTGATAACTTGGTCTCTTCTTCGAAGGAACGCTCAGAGGTCTCTGTATCGTAGATCTCTTTGTGTTCTTCACCATAGCGAGCATACTCAAGACCGAACAAAGCGTTCAAGCCTGGGAGGAGCTCTTTTAGTAGTTGGGCACGAGAAATAGCCATAATCTAAGCTCCTTATGCTGTATAGGCAAGTCCACCAGCCAAGTTGTACTGGTGATTGTTGAACTTAACAAATACCTCAGTAAAGGCATTTGAACCCGTAGCTGTGTCAGGGCAAACAGCGATAACACGAACTGGCAGAGCGTTTGAAGTACCGCCACCATTGCTGGTAGCAAGAACTGAAACGGCAGAATCACCAGTGGTATTAGAACCAGTACCTTGAATTACAGCCATATTTGTACCAACGATGGTGCTGTTAACAGTAGTAACGACACCGTTTGAGTAGGTAACAGCGACTTTGAACAGAGCCAAAGGATCGTCAATCACATACGCAATAGCGCTAGTTTGTGCAGTGTTGCTCTGATAGAACTGACCTTGCACGGTTTGACCTTGACCATTGACAAACTGGCAACCAACAAACACACCAACGGTGTTGTTTGCAGCTGCGGTAGTAGAGTCCGTAGTTACAGTCGATTTTTCAATTGTGCCACCCGCAGCGACACGCACAATATCACCGTAGTAAATTGGTGTGTTGTATGTTGAGGCAATCGGAATCTGACGGATTGCACCAGCATACGGTAGACCATCTACACGGTTTACTGCACGTAAGCCATAGGGAGCGTTAACGGTTGGATAAGCCATTTAAATCTCCTAATTAAAAATTTAACTACCCTTCCCAAAACTACTCGTGATCTTCCGCTCATTAAAGAGAGGCATCCTCGGATCGTTCTGGCGCATAAGAGTGTTGTCTACAGCCTCCATCTGTTGTTCGCTTTGCTGCTTGTAATAAGCAGTGCGTTGAGCAACGAACTCATCTGGGGTCTTGCATAACAACAAACCGCCAATCTCAATGTTGTCTTTGTATCGACTTGTTGGATCGACTAGCAGTGCAAACTTTGGTTGTTCCTCAATTCGTACAGGCTCCCAGCCTTCTCTGAGTTTGGCAGAGAAATTTCTTGGGTCTGCTTGTCCGTTTGTAGCCACCCTGATCCACCGATAACGAAAACCAGCTTGTTTATCGGGTTCTGGCAACAACTCAGGCGGTCTCCACTGCTGGGGGCGCATTTCTTGTTGACGGGTTTCTACTTCACGAGGTTTTCTATTTTCAGCCATTTTGGGACTCCAGTTTAGTAAGTTCACGAGCGTATTGTTCTGGCGAAAGGTTGAATTTCTTAGCCAGTGCCAATTGCGTTGGGGTTAATTTGACTCTTTTTGGAGAAGTCGACCTCGTTGCTGGCGCAACAACCGTACTCGGTTTACTAGTTTTAGCAGAGGGTTTGGACTCTACTTCTGATGAGGGTTTGGACTCATCTGCAAATTTCTCAGGAAATCTGCGTCTCATTTCGGTATCAATGGTAGACCAGTAGTGGTCAGAGCCTATTGGGACTCCTTCCCTTTCCAGCTTACGATGAACCCCCATTGCTAGGAAGCTCATATCTTCATCAACACCATACCACTTGTTTTTTTCAAGCCACGACTGGGTTTTTGAATCCAGTTGTTGCTGTGGTTGAGGTATTTTTACATCATTCTCAGAATTTTGTAAAGCATCTTCTGAATACTCAGGTTGGTAGCTGTCAATCTTGTTTGCTTCCAACTGAACTTTGGTGAGCTTTTCCTGAGCTTCTACAAGGCGGTCTGAATCGCCAGAGTCATACGCATCCTTGTATTCTTTCTTAGCTTTTTCCAACTCATAGCTAATGTTCTCCTTGTACTTGGTGTGCAAGGTTTGTTCACCAGCTGTAAGTTTGGTTTTTAGCTTACGGTTTTCTTCTAGAAGTTGTTGAGCAACACGAGCCGCTTCTTCTGCTTCACGGGCTGCTGCTTCCTTTGCTCTGCGCTCGTCATTCCATACTTTTTTTAGTTGGAATAAACGCTGCCTAGCTTCGGCTGTATAACCTTCTAGTTCATCTTGCTCCAGCTCGTCCACAATGTCTTTCGGCATTGGTTCTACTTTTTTATCTTCTGGAGGGATATCGTCCTCAATTTCAATTTCAAGCTGCTCAGGCTCCTCTACTGCTTTAGGAGGCTGCTCATCGGGGAACTTGTATTCCGTCATTTCAATATCAGGCATGATTTCTCCTTAAGCTCTGGTTATGCCACGTGGGTCATCAACAACGCCCTCAACGGTATCGTCATTAATAATCCTAAACTCACGTCCGTGGATCTTTAATCGTGTGCCAGAGTTTGGTCTGGCTAGGATAAAGTCACCAACTTTGCACCAAGGCCCAGAAGGGAATCGGCTTGGGTCTTTATAGCAATCAGGACCCATTTTGACTACAAAAAACACCGTGGATAAGACCTCTTCGTAGTGCATAGTTGAATCGGCTTTGACGATTCCACTCTCATAAGTCTCATCAATCTCAGGAATGGCGCACAAAATGCGATATCCAGAGGGTTCAGGTAGTTGTTTTGCTTTTTCCTCTGCTGTTTGAGGCAGAGTTGTTGCTTGTGTTACGTCATCGGGGTTTGAACCGATTAGTAATTCACTCATCAGATTTCTCCAATCGTTTTTTGAGGTCTGTTATGGTCAAACATGCAGCTTCGAGACCTCGAATCTGACCGCATGCGTACTTATACTCCTCATAATTTCCACAATTTCCCGCAGAGATAGCTTTTTGGAGGATATCTATACGGTTTGTGTACTCATTTAAGAGGAAGTCTAGGTTCTTATCCATTATTTCCCTTCACGTTTAGGTTTTTGAGTCTGTGTTTTTGGATTTACTCCCTCAGCAAACTGTTTACCAAGTTCAAATCCTTCTCTTATCTTCTCAAGTTCCATCTTTTCACGGTCGATTGCAACTTTAGCGCCCGTCTGTAGACCAGCAATACGTTCTTGTGAAGCGATTCGCTCTTGTTCTAGCTTCAAACGGTCGGCAGCTTCGGCTGCATCAAGCACGTCTTTGCGTTTCTTGCGCTCGATTTCTTCGGTTTTGAGCTGTAGCTCTTTGGCTTGCATCTGAATGACGGGATCCTGAGCAGCTTGCTGGGCTTGTTGAGCTGCAATCTCGGTCTGATTGCGCTGTAAAAGCACATCGGCAGCCTGAGAAGCCATTTGTGAGATCTGTAATTCGATTGCTTTTGGAATATGGTCCTCTTCATCCATGTTGGGCAGTTGAATTCCCATAATCATTTCCATCTGTCTGCGGTATTCAAAGGCTAAATGCTCTTGAATATGCGCCATAGCAGCTGCTCCGATGGCTTGAGCATTTGGATTTTGCCCAATTAATGCCATGATTTTGGGATCTTGCATGGCTGCCATGTGGACTTTGATGTGCGCCTGGTGATCCTGATACATAAATGCCTTGACGGGCTTCATGTTGATTAGGTTCATGTTCTCCGTAATCGGATCTTGAGGTACTGCATCGTCCTCAATCTTGACTAGCTTCTTAGCGTTCTTAATTCCAAGGACTTCAAGCATCTGGCGATGGAGCTGTGCCATGTCATAGATCTGGGGTTGCTGTTGGGCAAGCTGGAGAACGGCTTGGTACTGAACTACCTTTTGGCTCATGGTTGCTGCGTTTGGATCGGACACTGGAATTACATCGCAGTTGTCATAGTCCGACTGCTTGGCAAAGCGAGTTCCGCTGTCAGGCTGGTAGTTATAGTCTGGCGGGGTGTAGTCACGGATGATGTCTTTGAGGAGCTTTAACTCCTGTTTCATCGAGTAATGAACACGGGCTTGCACCGCTGACATAACTTTTAAGGTGCGCTCAAGGATTGCCAGCGTAGTTCCGACTGGGGTGTTGGCTGACATATCAGCAATCTTTAGATCGGATGCCGAGGCAAATCTGCGACCTTCTTCTACGATTGTGCCAAGCAAGGAATACAGGACTTGGCTGGGCTCTTTGTAGGGAAGCGGAAGGATGTTGTCTTTGAGGACGCCAGAGGGAACGTCTACGTCTCTAAACTCTCCAGGGGATATTGGGGTATCGTCTCCTTTGACTCGCAAGCCACGGGTCTTAAAGCCACCTGGCAAGTTCGAGAGGGTTCCAGCATCCACGAGCTGCCGAATAATACTAGTACCAGACTTAGCAAAAGCACCGACAAGGTGAATAAGGCCAAAGCAGTAAAAACCAAAGCCTGGAACATATCCGTAATGGACAAAGTGGTTCCGTTTTTGTTTCGTCTCATCTTCTGGTCTCCAATTCCTACGGATCGCTAAGACGTTTTGAGTGCCTTTTTCAATGGTCACAATGTACGGCAAAGCAATCCCAGTTGGGTTGCCATCCTCATCTTTATCCTCATACCCTGGTAGGTCGAGGTTGACTTGGGTTTCAAGGATTTTATACCGATCATCTGAGGTGGCCTGAAAGCCCATCTTTTCAGCGATCTTCTTTTCTACGTCATCAAAGGCTGCAACTGGATCGCCTAAGTCGATATCTCGATAAAAACCAGCCACTTGAAGTTTTCGTAATTCGTTCTCGGTCTTGCGCATTACGTGGGTTACACGCTCAGCGGTCTGTAGATCCGATGCGCCATAAGGAACAATCAAGTCCTCAGCGGGTACGAATATCGACACTTGGCGGTTTAGCGATGGGTCAAAGTAGACTTTCTTAAAAGCGTTGCCTGAGAGTCCTAAACCCCAGACCATGCGCTCATGCTCAGGGCGATACTCGGTCATCACGTCTGTGATCTGGTAGTTCATGTCTTTTTGAACCCGATCCGCTGCCTCGATAATCTCTGGAGTCTCTTTGCCAATAATCACAGTCTTGACGGGACCCGCAGAAGGCAAGGTCTCCATGACGGTCTCGGCTTGGAACTTGACTAAGGCTTCGGATAGGAGCGGGTGATAAACTCCACACGCTCCCTCCCATGGCTCAGCACGTTCTTCAATCTTCATACCGAGTAGCTCGATACCATCGGTATAGGTCTGCATCCATTCTTTGCGGGAGGAGACGTCACCTTCGATGTCACCTAACAAATCACCACAGATTTGAGTCAGCGTTCCAGAGTCTAGGTATTCGGCTAGATTGGCGTCAAAGTCCTCATCGCTGGGTTCTTTCTTTTCAATCTCAATCTCTAGACCGTCTAATCCAATAGTGACGGATTCTGGATCCTCGATCTCAATCTCAATGGGTTCGGCTGGAGCAATTGCTTCAAGTCCTTGGGGTAATTCGTAGAGTGCCTTATCTATTGCCATGATGTGTCCTTAGTAATAACTAACTGCCCGTCTCGACTTGAAGAACTGAACCTCGTCATCTTCGTCTGACTGTAATCGGATAAAACCGCCTTTTCTAAATCGTATTAATGCTTGTGTTGCTGAGTCTACCAAGTCATCGTGGTCAGAATTGGGAAAAGCGGCAAGCTCTTCAATCACTTCTTCTGCCCAGCGTTTACGTGGAGCCCACACCTTTCCAGATGCAAATAGGTCTGAAATGGAGTTTACACGGGTAATCTTATCGTTTCCTCGTGTCGGTGTAAATTCTTGTACAGGAATTCCCATTCTTCGTAGCTCAAAAACTAGGGGTGCACCAGAGGCTTTTGCTTCCACAATGAACGCATCAGGCTCCCATTCGTTGTACATGGATAGGGCTCGTTGCTTTAGTTCTGGGAACTCAAGGCGCTCTTTTAGGGCGTCAAGCAAAATAATGTGGGTGTCGTTTGGATCCTCATCTAAATGGAACACACCCCAAGTCGTACATGCCGAGTAGTCTGACCGCTCGTTTTTTGTAAAGGCGGTATCCCAAGACTGGATGACAAACTCACAGACTGGCGGGTTCTCTTTCTCCCACATCTGCCACCATTCCCGTTTGACAATCGCTCCCTCTTCGGAGCTTGGATCTTGTTGGTACTGGGCTGACCACTTGGAGATCGGCAGTTCGTTTCTTAGTTTTTCAAGTTCTTCAAACGACCAGAACTCAGGCCAGAGAGGTTTACCTGATGGCATGATGGCTGGGAGACTTATAACTTCCCACTCATCCCCGTCTCGCTCGACCATAGATTGGAGGACTCGCCCAGTTAGATCCCGTTTACTCCAGCGGGTCATCACGATGACGATGGCTCCTCCTGGTTGTAGACGCTGCCTAGGTCCTGAACCATACCATTCAAAGACTTTATCGTAGACTTCGGGGTTTCCAGCGGCTAAAGCGGCTTCTTGTTCCGAGTGCGGGTCATCAATAATGAGTAGGTCAGCACCTTTACCCGTAACAGTACCGCCCA